TCATCCCTCAAAAACCACGTCTGCTTGGTGCGCCCATGGAAGCGCTGCGCATTCGGTCAACTTAATCAAACTCAATGCTGTAACCTCCCGCCCGTACACCAACCGCTTCAACACCTCTGGCGCGAGGTAGGCCAAGCGCAACTGCCTGCTGACATGGCGCTCTGCGAGATCTACAGCGATTGCCAGGTCGCGGACGGTCCCAAACTCACCTGCTTCCATCCGCCGTCGCCAGGCCCAGGCGCGTCCAATGGCGCGCAAGATATGTGGATCTTGCGTGTTAGCTTCACTGGGAAAATAATCAGCGGGCGGTAAGATTTTGGGTCGCCCATTTTTTTTACGCACCTTAAGGGGCACAAATACTTGAATTGTGTCGGGCGCGCTCATCACTCTGCCGCCTCAAGTTTGCGCGGGGTCATCATCTCTCGCATCACACCGGCAATACCATCGGTGCGCATGTCGATGACGAGGCCTTCGGCGGTGACTGTAACGCTTTTCACAATTAACTGTATGATGCGGGCCTGTTCGGCCGGAAATAATTGCTGCCAGAGTGTTTGGAACTCGTTCAATGCATGTATGATATCTGCTTGAGGTATGTTTTCATGCTGTAGTGCCGAGATGACTTGTGCTGTTGTTTCAGGCGTTTGCAAAACACGCCTAACTTCTGATAAGACTGCGGCTTCCGCAGTATCCGCTGGTAAGCGCCGAGGGATGCCATCATCCGGTGTCTCACGGTTTTTCAGCAAATCAGTGGAAACGTAATAGCGGTAGCGGCGCGTTGCTTTCTTTGTGCTCGAAGGCGTCATTGCAGCACCAGTGGAAGTGTAGAGCAAGCCTTTGAGTAATGCAGGCGTTTGCGCCCGAGTATTATTCGCACGCTTTCTAGGACTTTCTCCCATGATGAGACGGACTTTTTCCCAAAGCCTTGGTTCAATAATCGCCTGATGCTCGCCAGGATAGGTGTCGCCTTTATGAACAACTTCGCCGAGATAAACACGATTGTTTAAGAGGCGGTAGAGGAAACCTTTGTCAATGAGGGTGCCTTGCTTGTTGCGAACGCCTTCGGCGCGTAACTGACGTGCTAGGATCGTTGCTGAACCAACTTCAACAAATCGCTCGAACATGTTTTGAACCAAGGCGGCTTCGTCGTCATTTACAATGAGCTTTCGGTCTCGAACATTGTATCCAAGCGGGACATATCCTCCCATCCACATACCCTTCATCCGAGATGCTTTAAACTTATCACGGATGCGTTCTGCCGTAACCTCCCGTTCGAATTGCGCAAAGCTCAAAAGTATGTTGAGTGTCAATCGCCCCATGGATGTCGTGGTATTAAACGACTGTGTGACGGAAACAAAGGTCACGCCGTTTCGGTCAAAGACTTCGACCAGCTTGGAAAAATCCATGAGCGAGCGGCTCAGACGGTCGATTTTGTAAACCACGACCACGTCAACCAACCCGTCTTCAATGTCGGTGAGCAACTGCTGCAGCGCTGGACGATCCAAGGTGCCGCCTGAGATACCACCATCATCATATTGATCGCGCACCAAGACCCAACCCTCTGATTTTTGACTTGCAATGTAAGCTTCACAGGCGTCTCGCTGTGCGTCTAAAGAGTTAAATTCTTGCTCTAACCCTTCCTCACTGGATTTGCGTGTGTAAATGGCGCACCGCAAGCGACGCACGGGTTTTGGGGGTAAATCTTTCATGCATCACCTCGCTTCCGTTCGCGAAGACCGAAGAAACGATATCCATTCCACCGCGTGCCAGTTATGGTGCGCGCGACTGCTGACAGAGATTTATAACGCTTGCCGCCCCATTCGAAACCATCCCGCAGCACTGTGACGGTGTGAGAAGTTCCGTTCCATTCGCGGATAAGCTTTGTTCCGACCACAGGATTGCGCGGATCCGATATTTGAGATTTTCGGGTCAATCTGCCTTCAACTTCATCGGCCAATAAATCGAGATGTCTGCGGGTTTGCCTGTCTGGGCCACCATAAGTAAGTTCCTGAACACGGTATGCTAACCTGCTTTCTAAAAACCGACGGCTGTTATTGGGAGCAGGCGTATCAAATAACACTTGCCATTCGCTCTTTAGCTCATTGACTGACATGCTCTTCAGCGCAGCAAGACGCGCGAGCAGGGGGTCGTTTTTAGTCATGTAGATCTCCTCTGAGTTGGAGTTACAGTACCGCTCTGTTTGGGCGAGAAGTGTAGCGAACTTTCTTCACTATTCTGGGATGGATCGTCGCGCATTGATGTTTTGACGCGGAGAATGGCCCTCCCGAGAAGGTTGTAGAGTTCGTTGCGGCGTTCGTGTTGGCTCATTTGGTCCGGATGTAGTGGATTGGTTCGGGTCATGCTGCGCTCCGCGGCAGGTCTTTCATGATTGCGGATTTGATCGCTGTTTGGTTCCAGTGGAAGTTTAAGTGACAATTAGCTGCGTATTTAGACAGGCCGAAGTCAAGTCCACTGGCGGTCAGGCCGACTTTGTGCAGAAGTTCGACCTGACGCAGGCTCGCGGGATCATTGATCCAGCGCTTGCTCTTGGCAGCCGCACTGCTGGTCTCGGTTTCCCTCAGAAAGTCATCTGCTGCCGCGAGCGCCTGAATACGGGTTCCCACAGCCAATGTTCGAATTTGGCGGTGCTTTGGCCGTCCGAGCGCGTGCCAGAGCGTTCCATCATGGAAAACGCCTGCCCATCCCTCAAAGCCGCTGGCCATAAGTGCTTGGCCGTCTCCGTGCAAATCGACCCAGGAAAATGGCGAGCGATCGAGTAGGGCGATTTCTGTCATCTCAAACGAGGTGAGAACCTGCGCTTCGCTGACCGCGCGGGCAAATTCATGGCCACAAAAATCGCAGATTGAGGTGCTAAGGGGCAGTTCTGCCTCGCAAGAGGGACAGGTTTTCCAAGGCTGTGCGCCTGCGGGGACTTCATCCTCATCGAGCGAGATGTCCTGTTCCAAAGAGCCATGCCGAAGGGCTGCGCCGGCAAAGTCGAGCACAATACAATCGGTCTTGAGGATGCCAGGGTAGCGCTCAGGATCAACACGGCGCAGACCGCGGCCGACGGCTTGGATGAATGTCCCTTTGTGGAGCATCGGACGCAGGATGCCAATGCAGCCTACGGGCTGGCTATCGAAACCTTCTGTGAGGACCATGCAATTGGCAAGAACCTGAATGTCTCCGCGATCAAAGCGTGCGACGAGATCGCTTCGCTCAGAGCCTGCCATATTACCAGAGATGACAGCAGCGGAAATGTTCTCCGCCATGAAGGCCTCTGCCACGGCTTCGGCATGTGCAACGGTGGCGCAAAAAAAGATCGTACGCCGGTCAGACGCTTTGTCTTTCCAATGTTCAACCACGGCTTCGTTCAGGACGGACCTGTTCAAGACCTTGTCCGCTTGGCGCATGTCATAGTCACCTGCCGTGCTGGCAAGCCCTTCCAATTCATCATCGACGCCAAGGTTGATCGTGAAGGTGCGCGGCGGCACCAGAAGTCCGCGGGCAATCAGCGTGCCGATCCGTAGATGGTAGCCGACATTGCTGAAGGTGCGGCGCAGAGTGCGCCCGTCACCGCGCCCGGGGGTTGCAGACAGGCCAAGCAGTTTTGCCTGCGGGTTTAAGGCGCGAACATGGTTAATGACGGACTGATAGCTGGTCGCAGCGGCGCGGTGGCACTCATCAATAATGAGATGCGAGACGGCTGGCATCGCGTCGCGCCTGTTGGCCCGCGCGAGCGTCTGCACGCTCCCAAAGACAAGTTGCCCGCCCCAGTCATCGCGTTCTGCTTTGACAACGGAGGAGGGTAGGCCTGAGATCTTAGAAATCGCAGTGCGGTTTTGGTCTATGAGTTCATCGGTATGTTGGAGAACGAGCACTTTTGCATCGCGCTGACGCTCGGCTTCTTCCCCAACAAAGAAGCCAGCGACGGCCGTTTTTCCTGCGCCCGTCGGCAAAACCAACATAGTGTTGCCGTGCTCTGAGGTGCGCTCATGGGCGGCGTCAACTGCCGCCCTTTGATAATCACGAGGGATCATGCGTACCTCCCTTAACGTGCCCAGAAGGGTGCGCCGCTTTCAGAGGCAGTATCAGATCCAGCATAGGGGTCTTGTACCACACCACCGATTTGGCCTTCTGAAACAGAAGAGGGGGAATGCATGGGCTCTGGCTGAGAGCCCATGATTTCCGCATATTGGCGATGCTCTGGCCCTACGGCGGCCTTGATCACATTGCGTCCAGTCTCGTCAGGGTCGTCACGGTTCTTTTCGATGCCGATCTTGGCCACAAAATCGAGGCTGTTGAGATCGCCTAGGCTGCGGATTAGACGGGCTGCGCGCGCGGCCTCTGACTGATCATTGGCCTTGATGCCGCGGGCGGATTCAAGAATGCCCCGAATAAGCGCGCGCCCACGATTGGCGTATTTATCAACGCCACCCGCGTCAACGCCTTTTCCGCGAAAGCCGATACGCGTGTAAATTCGGCGACGCGCAAACGGTCCCTCCATGACGATGGCCTCCGTGTTGAGGTACTGCGCGGCACTTGCCTGGCTTTGGGTCAACCAACCTTCGGGGCCTGCACCGCCGGGTCGGATGATCAAAGTGACTTTGGTAAGTGTGTTGGCCGGGATGAGGTCGAAAGCGGCGTCTTGACTGTCAGCGCCGTTGAAATCCATATCACTTGCCATGGTTTATGCTCCTTGCGTCTGTGTTGGTGTGGGGGTTGCCGTGGCCTCAGATGGCATGTCGAAGGTCAAGGCGTGTGCATTTGTGGTGGGCTGACCGTTCCGGATCTTCGTCATGAGACGCCCGAGATGTGGCTCCTCAATCGTCCCTAAGCGTCCGCTGCGGTCTTTAGCTGGATAGCCGTAAGGGTTGATCGTGGTGCAGACGAAGGCTCGGTAGGCCTTGCCTTCTGCGGGCTGGATTTCGGTGAGGGTAATGACCTCATCGACAATTCCAGGGAGTTCGAGGCTGGTTTTGGAGCCTTCGACTTGCAGAGCAAAATAGGGCTTTCCAAAGTCATCGACTTTCTTGTCGAGCAGTCCAACGAGCCAGATGTTTTTGCGCGGCGTGTGCTGAAGATGGGTCAACCAACCGATCATTTCCTGCCCAAGCAGCCCATAAGCGCCACGCAAGTCGAGCTTGCCGTTTCGATCGGATTGCACTTGAGGCTGGCCCTTGCACCATTGCATGCAGATGCGTGAGGCAACAGAAATCGAGTCCACGAAGATCGTGTCATATTTGTCAAGCAGGCTTGGGTCGCCAAAGAGGCGACACACCCGCTCGTAATCGTTCTGACTATAGGGCTGATCATCGCGCATGGCCGGATTGGGGCCACCAATCCAAGCTGCGAGATCACGGGCGCATTCCCAGTCGCGGACGCGAATTTCGTCGCCAGGCCAGCCTTGAACGGCGAGCTCCCCAGCCTCTAGGTTTACAAAGAGCGTGCGATCTGCATTTAGAGACCAAAGTTGACTGGTTTTGCCAATTCCAGAAATCCCGGTCAGCACCCCTTTGATACCACGGATTTCTTTCAGACGTTCATCGGCGGTGATAATGCGAAAGGTGGGCGTTGTAGGTTTGGTGTTCATTGACGTGTCTCCAATTCTCGTATTGCAGCACTGATCGCGATATCTGCACCAAGTGCGCCTTGCTTTCGGGCCATTGAAACCAATTCTTCGAGTGCGGTGATTTTGTGCCCAAGTGCGCGTCGTTCTTGCTCAAGGGGTAAAACCGCAAAGGTAATTTGGTCGATGGTTGCGCGCTCAATGGCCAAGTTACGCGCGAGCCTGCCCCCAATTGCAGGGACTGCAAGAGTGTCGGGAAGTGCGCTCAACCATGTCGATTGCCGAAGTTTTTTGAGTGGTGATGTGAACATTATTTAGCTCCTGTTACGTCATGCTCCGGGGTCGTCATTGGGGTGACAACTGCCGGGCCCGACGCCGCCCTGGAGCTTGCGGTCGAGGTGTTTCCTCAAGGGTTTTGCATTCCCCCGAAGGCCCGGCATGTTTTTGAATGTCTCTTGGCTCTACTTACCGACGCGGGGCGCAAACTGTCGGGGTGTTGTCTCAAAATACCCATCGAGCCCCATGGCAATGGCGGCTGTTCGAATGACGCTGAGGCGCTCGTAGATCGTACTGCGATGAAGGCCCATACTACGCGCCGCATCTGCTACCGATCCCTGGCTTACAGCGACCGCGATACGACGCGAGGTGGGGCAAAGGGAGGCGAGAAACTTGGCCACATCGCTTTTTAGACCTGCACCATGCGCAGCGGCGAAATCGTCCGCGCCAAAGGCAGGTGATGTCTCGCTCAATGTATCCGCAAGTGTGAGACCCTCTTGGCCATCATGGGTAAGGATTGGGGTATCAAAGGAGTGCGTCTTGCGACTGGCTTTTGAAGCCTGACTGAGGCGCGCGAGATCTGCGATCCGGTTTTTGATGATACGATCGACAAATGTATCAAAGCATGCGCGCTCGGGGTCGAACAGGTCTGCTCGACGCAGCACCTCCTCCCGGAGTTCTTGTGCGATGTCCTCGGCATCAAGACCGGGGGCTGCGCCAGAATATGCCAGACGTGCGGCGCGGATGTTGATATTGCGATTGATGCGGGATGCGGGGTCAATCAGTGCGTTGAGATGCTCCATAGTATTCACCTTTGTCCAAGTGGACGGGCTCGAGGGCCCGAATACCCGGCTCCGGCGAAATTTCGTCTGAAGGCCTATTGGTGCGTTTTGAAAATGAAAGAAGCCACCAAAATCAGCGTGATTTCAGTGGCTTGAGAGCGGAAAATATTTTGAGATTTTTTTCTGAGGTCTCAACGAAATTTCGTTAAGGTCTGTCCTTGGCGGCCCTGGCAGAGATCGTCTGCGCTTAGGACGAACCTTGTCACGTATTCTCCTTTCACGACGGGAATTGGGTCTCCATCCAGCCCAAAGGCTTTCCTCAAGGCCCTGGACAAGGTCTGCTTATTTTTCTGCAGGAGCTGCGTATCTTTCGAATTCGCGCAGTGCACTGCATGCCGGCCACTTTGGGCGCCGAGTTCTAAGAAGAATTTCCACGCCTCTTTAAAGGCAGTTTCCTGGGTCTTGGTGTTCCGCAAGCCAAAGGCATCAGGCTCAAAGGCACGGGTTACACCGCCAACGGAAACGTTGATCCAAGCTACTGCTGTGAAGCGGATCGTCATGTCCTCCCATGTTGTGCCAGGAGGCAGATCCCAAGCGCGCTGAGGACCTTGTGCTTGCGCGGCTACATCATCCAGCTGCTCAAGCAAGTTCTGCATGATGACTGTGCCTTGTGGGGTGAGAGCAAATTTGCCGGGTCCGCGGGCTATCACGGTGATGTCGAGCGGTAAGGCAGTCACGCCCCGGCGCCTCAATGGCTCTGACGTGGCGTCTGGAAGTGATCCCTTAGTCGGGCACAGCAGAACACTTGGTGTGGGGGTTTCTAAAATCTCGTCCAAATCATCTGGAGCATGCAACGGCGTCGATCCAGGAATGCAGAGAAACACTGGCACACCCAATCCGGCCGCGCGCTCGCGTGTGCCCAATCGCATGATCAATGCTGGAGGTATCTGCCGGGCTGGGGGCGACAGGTCAAAAGCGGCAACCAAGGCGGCTGCGAATTTTCGCATGTCCAGCGCGTGGATACGGATAGCATCGATGGACACATCAAGCGTCTTGCAGGATTTGGGGCTATCGCCGCAAACGGCGCTCGCTGTGCCATCGCTGTGTTGAACCACTCGCCGTGGACAGCCGGCAGCACCGGGATTGGGACAGGCAAGGGATGCGGCCAATTTGCCAGTTGTGGGCAAAAACGGAGCCACGGCTTTCCACTCATCGCCAAGTCTCTGGTCCCAACCATGGCGGGAAGAGCCGCCGTCGCTCAGCTCATCAAGCGCTTTCCAGAACTTCGAAATCATCATCGCCTTCGGCCCCATTCGTTAATTTCCAGAAGCCACGGGCTTTAAGCCAGGTCTCAATGAGGCTTGTATCGCTATCTCGTTCATAACGTGCAACATTTACAGGTCGGATCATGACGGAGCGCTCTTTTTTCTCGCCCTCAAATCCTATCTTAAACTTTGCATAAGTGAGCCGACCAAGGCGCAAGCGGGCGGCCCAGTCATCGCCATAGGTGTCGAAGAGATCATCAGAGCGGCGGTTCTCATATTCGGGGACTGTTCCATCCCAGACGCGCCCGAATTCGACCAACCGCACGCGCGAGAGACCTGAAATGTCTTCGCAAACCAAGCAGGCAGGCCCATGATCGATGAGGGGTTGTAATGTGTAGCGTTCTGCTAACTCAAAATAAGCACTATCCCCAAACAAAACCGCACCGATCGTTTCCAGATACAGCGCGCACTCGCCCTTGGTGCCAGCATTGACGCCTATTTCATTTACCTCAGTGTCATAAATTAGGACGTCATCTTTCTGAGGACG